CATTAACGCTACCTTTGACAGCATTTGTGATGGATGCTGGTGCGCTGGCTTCGCTGACTGCTCCACATCCACTAAAGGCAAGTGAGAGCCCCGTCATCAATGATATCACAATTGAAGGCAATACTGTTCGGCGTGTTGTAGTTAACTTCATCCTCGTTTCCTGCCTTCGCTAATTCCGCGGTCTCGGGCGTCTGCTCGGGTCCCTTTAAAGTCATCTCCTAACTTGTCCAGTTTATCGTCCCTTGGCCGCTCGGCTTCTTCTGGGTCACCTTCGGGATCTGGTGATTGCACAGAGTTGACCCAGTCGGTTACTTCGCTGTTCTTTGTGCCGTGCGTATTTGAAAGGTCGATATAATCAATACCCTTTGCCATCACTCTACGCCAATAGCTTCTGTTGGAAACTCCTGCATAAACGCCTGCACGGATATTGAACGTTTGGCAACGCGCCTGGTCGTCAACTTCCCACAAGTTGGTCGTAGCCGTAGTACCGTCATCTTGATGAAAATAACAACGCCATGTAGTGCCGTTATCAACAATACGCTTAATCTTGGAGCCACATGCACTGAATACGAAATTGCCGCCAACATAACTTAGCTTGCGTTTCTCCAACTCATTGAACACAGCCTTGCCCCACACGATGATGTCGGTGAGCGACAGTTGATACTTCCCATCCGCCCGTCGATGGATAGCAAAGCCCCGCTGTTCGGCCTCGTTGAAGTTGTAGGACTGTAGCGCGTGGAGGAGCAAAGAGGAGAGTGTGGCTTCACCCTTTGCATTGATTCCATACTGTTCGCCTATACCAATGCCTTTTAAAAACTGAAGCAGTCCGCGCACTTTAGCATCCGTATCTTTCGATAGGAAGTCCTGAATGATGCGGCGTGCCGAGAAAAGGTTGTTGTCTGTTGGTAGTGTACTCTCGCCACAGTGAATAATATCGGGTAATGCACCGAGTGCTTCACGGGCATAAGTTTTCGCCTCATTGATGTTATCGGTGAGGCGTACCATATTTCCCGTGCTCATTGCGTCGCTTATTTCCAAGTCCATTTGGCTCGGCAAGGCTACGCTTCGTGTAATGCGCGTGATTCGACTGTTGCGAAAACCTATTTCCGGGAAATAACTGCTGCTCTCTAAACGTATGCGACGGCCAATACAGAGCTGCACATTGCCGCGCTCTATCCACACGTGGTGCGTAGAACATTTATAAACTGAAGTGTCCGTGCAATGCTTGGCATTGTAGGCTTTTACGGCAGTCAGGAACTCAGCCTCGGCCAGTCCATAGTACTCATCGGGCATACGAATGTTCCAAAGAATGTATTTATCTCCCTTTTTAGGAACGAGCAAGCCACCTGGAAGCTGTGTTCCATCGTTATAAGGCCATGTCGTGATGATTTCAAACTCTTTGGTGTTGGCATGATAGTTCACTTCGAAGTCCCTTCCATTGAGTTCCCCGCTCTGGAACACAACATGTTTCACCAATCCACCAATTTCATAGTCGTTTGGATTGAACGGTAACGTACTATCCTTAAACCAGTATATTTTGAACGGCTTACCGTCATTGTCTTTTACTGAAGTTTCTCTCACGTCACTTATTGTTCCTATACGACGCGGATAGATGTCGGCAAAGGCTGCCTCTTCATAATGATGAAAAATACCATACTTTTCAACGTTCATGTCGACATACTTTTGCCCATCAGGAAGTTGCAGGCGCACGTGCCCGTATTTTGCTCGGTCAATATTCCGTGCACTTCCCATTGGGAACAGGCGTGTGTAGAACTTCACACCATCGGCCGTATCGCGTTCTAACCGCGTAATACTTTCAGGATAACGTAGCGTAAGCTCCTCGCCCTGTTCACATCGGCACACATTAACCGTCTGTCCTTCTATCCACCATTCGGTATTTGCAGCCTCGGCCACTTTACGCAGTGCTTCATCACAATAGATACCGTTATAATCAATGGTGAGATTTTCTGTTGCGATAACCGTTCCCATCTTCCAGTCTGCCCTACTATCCATGCCTGCGTTGATGCTTGAGATAATGAGCCGGACATGTTCGGAAGCTGAAGCTGTGAGCGTGAAGACAACCTCGTTCTCGCCATCAGGATTCTTCAGTACTAACAACCGTTTAATGAGACTCTCTACACCATAAAACTTCACGTCGTAGTCCCATTCCACGGAACTCTTCTGCGTAGGTAAATAACGTTCCTGCATCCAATAGCGTTCACCATTGAACATGCACCAGTCGTTTACGTCCAATGCGATAAAACGATTGTGCACAAAGGACAACGTCAGCAGGTTATCCCCGCCAAGACTCTTGTCTTGCTGACTGTTATTGCCTGGCGCAATGCTGCATTTCAGCTGATTGTTGCTGCCATAAATGTCAATCATCTTCTTGTTTTCTTTTTAATCTTTTTTGAAAACTATTTATAAACTCACTCTAACAGCTTTCCAATCCCATTCCTTTTGCCGTACAATCAAGTGGATATTGCGATAGGATTTCGACCATATTCTTTCTCCAACAAGCTCAGAAGCTGGCAACAGGCTCGCGAAACTTCACTTTGAATGCACCGCACTGGGCTCCCTCTGACCACAGGTTGCTGATAGCCGTGAAGCCATTGGGAAACTGGTCGGCAAACATTTGCATTTCTAATCCCAAGGTAGGGAAACGGAATCTAAGCCACCCATTCTCGCCTGTTTTCAAAAACTGAATGAAAGCTGTATAGCGTTGAATGAACATGCTGATGTTCTCGGCACTGATGGCAAAATGTAATGTTACATCGCGCCCCTCGCTTTTTGCTTGCAAGACGTCACTGTATACCTCGCCATTATGCTCTCGGATGCTCACCGCTACATTTGGCTTCATCTTTGCAGGAGCTAAAAGTGCATTGAGGTTCTCGTGCCCTCCTTTCTGTTCCTCGCGCAGAAATGCACTATAAGTGATCCAAATGTCAGTGTTATTGATGAAAACCTGACCCGATAGAATGTGCTTTGCCATTGTTTTATCTCATTTTTATTCCGTCACGTTTGATAATTCGAATATCTTCCGACATGCCTTTGAGCAGCTTGCAATAAGAAGTATTCTCAACAAGCTCAGCCAAATGGCCGGAAGCGGCAGCCCATCGGTCGGCAATTTTGGTTAACAGGGCATCCATACTTGCCCAATGCAACTGCCCACTGGTGAAGAGTCCCTCGAGTTTCGTTCCCTGATCTTGTGTCATTGTTTCAAAAGCACCTGCACGCCCTGTTTGCGAAGTGCCCTCGGTAGCGTCGATACCGGCCTCTTTATAAGCATTATCCCGTCGTTCGGCCATTTCCTTGTAATATTGATTATAAAGATTGCGTAGTTCATCAGCTTCGCTTTTTGTCAGTCCATTACGCATCGACTCGGCAAACTTCTTATACCACGCTTCCAGCTGGTTGTAGTAATCGCCGCTGGTCAGGCTGCGGTTGATGGCACTCTTAAACATCTCGTCGACACTCTTCAGCGCATCCTTCGTTCCTTTTGTATAGTCTCCCAAAAGAGAATTGAGTGAGCTGCGAACATTGTCAAAAGTGGTAGCTGTTATGCTTTCTCGCCATGTGGTCTGTAGGTCGTTGATTTCTTTGTAATCGTCAATATAGTCTTTCAGCCACTGGCTCTGATCATATTTCCCTCCTGCAGACAGTTTTTGCCAAATATCGCCTAATTCCTGCAGCTGTGCCAGCTCTTCCGATGAAAGTCGCCAAATGTCACTCACGCCGTTCAGACTCACCTGGTGCCCAAGGTTATCCTTGATTTTCTGCTCCATGCGGCGATAGTCTTCCCAGCTGAGCGTTTTGCTAATGTAATAGTCATTGGAATGATGTGCGGCATGATAGCCCATCTTGGCCTCTAACATGGCTCGGTTGTTGGCACTCTTTTCCTCCATGGCTTTTAGCGTCTGATCGTAAATATCCGTCGCCCTGTCGCCCCCGGCTTTCTCCATTCGCTCACGCAGTGCATCAATAGCCTTTTGCAACGATTCGTTACTGCTGGTCAGCCTGTCGAGTAATTCGTTCACCTGTTTTGAATTGCCATCCGCGCCAAACCAACTACTAAAACCACCGAATGTGATAGCATTTAGAATGCTTCCGATGCCTTCATAGAGGGCTTGTCCTATCTGTGCTACGAATTTTCCACTGAGGATATTCTTCAGCAAGCCGCCTATAGCTTCCAAGATGCCTTCCACCAGACCGCCGACCAGACCACCTATGCCTTGTTCTTTCAGCAGGTCAAGAATGTTCAGAATAGCTCCAATGATTAAGGAAACGAGGTCGCTTTTCCCCTCAAAAGCCTTTCCAAGCGCCTTGGCAACCGTTTTCTGCACTTGCTCATTGCTGAGCAGTTTTCCTGCAGCAGCCTGTATGCCATCTTTCGATTCCTTGCTGGTGAACAACTTTCCGACGGCCGAGGTTATGGCTTCCGTGATTTTTCCGTTGTTGAGTGCTTTGTCAATCTTTGTTAGCCCGTCCCATGCACCTTTGAGACTTCCTCCGCTCAAATTGCTCAGTCCATCCGACAAACCATTTAGTGAATTAAACATAGCACTGGCACCGTCGCGCACCTTAGTAGCAGCCTTCTGCACGTTGCTCTGCGTATCCTTCACGGCCAGTGCCGTGCTTTCGGCAGCTGTTTGTGCAGTGGTTAAAAGTGTCTGGGCATGCTCTATTTCGGCAGCTACTCCTTTCTTTTTGGCAGCTGCCAAAGCCTCGGTCATCGCTTTGACATTAGCCTGCGCCTTGGCATCAGCCTCTGTTGCCGCTTTTAATTGTGCCAGCTCTCGTTCGTAGCGGTCGATATCCGTTCCAAGTTTGTTGAAGTCCAAGCTGTCTATCCCTGTTGCAAGGTGCTTCTCAGCACTACTGATAGCTTCCAATACTACCTTCTGTTCTGTCAGGTCTAACTGTTTGAACGCGTCTGTATCTCGGTATTCGCGCATCTTTCCAAGGCTTTCTTCAAGCTGGCTTTTCAAGATGAAACCTAAATCAGAAAAGACCATGCTCCAGTCGATTTCATCCTTGAGCTGTCCAGCCTGTGCCTTTCCCTCAGCTTTCTCCTGTTCTGCAACAAGTTTTTTGCGTTCGCCTTCGCTGTTTGCCTTCCTTATTTTCTCAGCATATTCCAAGGCGATAGCTAACTTTTGCTGATAGAACGAACCATATTCTTTTAGATAGTCGTTCATGGCCTGCCGGTCAGTGGCGGCCTGCTCTTCAACCTTCTTGGTGTAGTTAAACAATGCTGCATCTTCACGTGCAGTCCTGTTTGCTTTCTCTGCTTCGGTATAGGCAAAACGCTTGTCGTTGGGATTATAGGTAAAACGCTTGTCCTTATTCTTAGGATTTGCTTCCCACAACTTCTTGGCCGCTTCAATTTTATTTTTCTTCAGTTCTTCGTAATCGCGCTTGATTTTTTCTTTCTCCCTATCGAAGTCAAGCTGAAGCTGGGCGAGTATCTTTTTCGTTCCTTCATCCCGGGCATCTATTTCTGCCTGACGGGTCTCAAACTCCATGTCTTTCACAGCCCGTATACGGGCTTGCTTCTGTTCGGCTATTACTTTGAGATAATGTGCCTGCTGCTTGGCAGGGTCATCCTTGCGACCTTTCGCCTTACCGGCACTTTCAGCATAATTGTTTTTATGCGCTGTCAGTGTCGTTGAGAGTGTTCCTATCTGAGTGTTATAGCCTTTCCATTCTTTCGAGCCGTAGGCAGTAGCATCACGTTTTTTCTTTAGGTCTTGCAGCCGTTTTTCTAAGTCGGCATCAGAACCCGATGTCAACGCTTTGGGCAGCAAATGGTTAATATCCGTCAGCAGTCCTTTCAGCTCCAGCAGACGAGAGTTATCGGTTGCCACTTTCACCTCCTTGGCATTGATGTTGTCTATTTCGGCTTGTACACTCTGCATCTTCTGCACCAACTGTTCATAGTTCATTTGGTCAATAGCCTCGTTGGTCGCGTCTTTCACTTCAACGCTGGCCGCGGCAATTCCCGTCAGCTGTGCTTTTGTGCGTTCAAGTTCACCATAAGAATTATGAAATCCTTTGGCTGAAGTTTCCACATATTCATATAGATTATCGTGGAAGCCCTTAATTTCCTTGTCTGTCACGCCAAGAGAAGCCAGCAGGCTTTCAATCACTTTAACCTCCGCCTGCACAGCCTTTGTCCCGTCCTCCTGAGATCTTGCAAAAGCAGCCGACATACTCTCGGCGTGCGACATCACTTCAGTTGAAATCATATTCCATGTAGCCGAAGTTATCTGTCGTAGTTTAGCACTGGAGACATCCACTAATTTATTTGTCGTAACAGAGACACCGTCAACATCGTCTATCACTTCCTGCATCTCCTTGTGCGTGGCATTCTTAGCTTCCTCTACCAGCGCGTCCATCGCTTCCTTTTCAGAATTCATGGCATCTTCGTTGGCTTTGGCTGCTGCCTCGGCTAAAGTTTTTTCGGCGGCCTGCCTGCGAATGGCTTCTGTCAGTTCTTCGTATTTATGGCGCTGCTCCTTCAGTGTATCATTCACTGAAAGCTGATGTGTGTTATACTCCTTGGCCAACGTGTTGATGCCATCTAAGGAGGCCTGATAGCTTTTTGAGCCTTTTTCTACATTAGAGAGTGTGGCGTAATAAGTATCCAGTTGTGACTGTTCCTGAATGATTTTCTCACGAAAGCGGGCTGTAGCATCTGCAGCAGTGTCGGTTTCTGACGAGAACATCGACAGCAGGCCGATGATTGAAGTTATCGCCACTAAGGCCATGCCAAACGGATTCGACATGAAAGCTGCCTTTAGGCTCTGCATGGCTGTCGTAGCCACACGTGTAGCTGCTGCCCACAGGCCTGTCGCACGTGTGTTAGCATTCTTCTGAATGGTATCAACCTGTGTTTGAAAGGTTGATAGCCGCGTGGTAGCAGCTTCCTTGGCAGTAGCGGCTGTGGCTGCCGTTGTGCGGGCTGTCTGTAGTTCCTTAGCAGCAGTGTTGGCCTCGGCTGCAACTGTGTTGAGTTCTGTTTCGCCAGCTTCGATGGCCTCTGCATTACCCGATTTCAGCACAGCTTCATAGTGCGCTTGTGCGGCAGCAACAGCTTCCTGAGCAGCTTCAACACGTAGGGATGCTGTAGCTGCCTCACTTGTCGCATCGTTGTAATTGGCTTCGGCTGTAGCTAATTTCACGCGTAACTCGTTTTCCATGGCTGCCACCTCGGCATCGATAGCTGTACGGTTGCCTTCTTTTGCTGAGGTGTTAGCCTGTGTAGCTGCGGTCTCACCCTGAATAGCTTCTGTGTCAAGTGCATTTTTATACTGGTCAACAAGCGTTTTCAGCTCACCGACACGGTCGGATTCTATTGCAACCTTTTGCCGGGCGATGACGTTTTGCAATGCCTGAATAGCCATCAGTGTCCCCTTATATTCACCGTATGCGGCTACAACGGTAAGGATAGCCGTCCCCAACTTGTCGTAGTTCTTGATGGCTACTGTGGTCAATTCGATACCCTTCGAAATTACGCCTTCGCTGCTTTCTCCCATAGCGTTGAGCGCATCTTGCCAAGCACCTTCAAGGTTGCTCAGTTCACCCTTCATGCCTTTGCTTTGTTTCTCCAGCATACCGTGAAACTTACCACCCTCACCAGCTGCTGAAGCAAAGGCATCTGCCACCATATCGACGCTGATTTTTCCATCGGCCATTTCCTGTTTCAGCACGCCCATTTCCTTGCCTGTCTTTTCGGCTATGACAACCAGTGGGTTAAAACCGGCATTAATCATTTGCAGCAAGTCCTGTCCCATCAGCTTTCCTGTGGAACTCATCTGTGCAAACGCAAGTACAAGCGAGTTGAATCGCTGCGAGTCACCCATTGAAATATCACCTATCTGATGGAGTATGGGCATCACCTTTTCAATCTCTATATTGAAGCCAAGCAGAGTTTGCGCTCCCTTGGCCAAATCATTCATCATCAAGGGTGTCTCTGCAGCAAAGGTTTTGATGTCGCCAAACAGCTTGTCACCCTGCGTTTTGCCCGCCAATGTTTCAAACGAAATCTGAAGGCTCTCCACCTCGCTGCGCACATCAATCATCTTTTTTATGTATTCCGCACTTTTGTCCACGGCAAATAGGCCACCGATTGTGTTGCGAAGCCCGCGGAGCCGGCTGTCAAGCACATCGGCCTCACCACCCGCTTCCTGCATGCCTTGCTGGAGATTACCTTTCATCAAAAATTCTATTTCAACAGCTTTCATCACTACTTGTTATTTAAACATTTAGATTGCTTTGAAAGAAGTCCAATACATCATCACCGTTTTGCTTGCCACCCTTGCTATCCTGTACGGTCCTCTTCTTGATGTAGCGCGGAGCATCAGCCAGCATCATCATCAATGTCTGATAGTTCACGCCGTTAAGAATATACTCCCGACTCCATCCCGTTGCATTGGCTATCTGCCACACTAAACCAAAGGGGCTATGGCTTCCCTCGTGTTGGGTCGTTAACTCCCCTTCTTTTCCTGGCTCAGACGCAGCTTCATCGGATTTGTCATCTCGGCTGATCTGATAATATTCGTAAAACTTTCAGTGCCCAGCAGCAACACAAACTTCATCATGGCCACCTGCAGATAGAGATTGTCGACCATGTGACGCAGCACCCATGCCACAAGCCACATGGGTTTCCACCACTTGCCGCACATGGTGAGTGCCACTATCTCAGAAATGGTCTTGCCATGCTGTGCTATGAAACGCATCTGTGCATCTTTATCCAGCCTCTCTAACTCCGCGTAGGTGATTCCTAAGCTCAGGTAGAGCCTGGCTATCCTGATTTGCGTGCTTAGCCGTGGGCGGCGCATCGTTATTCTCAACAATAACGGCTTCCTGAGAAATGGAATCCTAATAGGCTTCAGAGGCACCGAAACACCCATATCGAGCAGGGCTTCCGATGCCTCCTGTTGAACTTTCCGTTCGTCCATAGCCTATACATTTAGCCTGCACTGATGTCGCAGATCTCATAAGGAGCACTACCATCGGCAGGCTTCAACACC